AAAGCGATATTGAGAAGCAAACTGCTGAATATCTCAAAATCAAAAAAGAACAAGAAGAAGCCCGCGAGATTGCAAAGGAACAAGAAGCTCTCGCCAACCGTCCTTGGTATGAAAAAGCCCTTGATTATGGGGGAAACATTGTCAATGAACTAACCGGTGTCAATGATGCAAAACGTGCAGCTACGGGCGTCGATCCAATCACAGGAGAAGAGCTCACGGCAGGCCAACGAGTCGCTGCAGGTGGCATGGCAGCTGCCGGTTATATCCCTATCGTCGGCTGGGCAGGACGCATTTTTAAAGGTGGGAAAGCCGTCTATAAAACCACCCAAGCCACTTCAGCCGCAGTCAGAGCGGTCGACATCTACAAGACGTCACAAAAATCTTTTGATGCCTTGAAAATATCTCAAAAAGGCTTATATGGTCTCACCGCCACCAACGGTTTTAGTGAAGCAATTACAGGCCGAGACATGTTTGGAAATAAGATCTCGAAAGAACAACAAGAGGCGAGTATGAATGCTGCGCTTGCAATGCTTTTACCGTTTGGGGCGAAAGGTTTTCAGGGGAAAATGGGTGTAAAGGGAGCTGGCAAGAGCACTGATATCCCTTCTGTTAGAAATAAAGAATTTAATAAGTGGTTTGATAAATTATCAGTCGATGAATTTGAGAAAGCGTGGAATGTTCCTGCTTTGAGAAGTAAAATCGAAGATAGAATTAGACAACCAGGAGGCTACCACGAGTGGCATCTTGTAGCAAGAACACCTCAATTTAAAAAGTGGGATGTGAGTATGGATCGCATAAAAGAATTGAGGACGCTAACTAAAGATGTTGAATTTGTTAATCCTCCTGGACGGCATGGAGGACGGGGCTCTACTAAAGCACATAATGAAATATTGAAAATTATTGATAATGCTCCTGATTATGAAAGTTTTGTTAGAGAGTTAAATGAATGGGCGAGTAAACGAATGAAAAATGGAGTTCAGGATTTACCAGAAGGGCTAAGGAGGTAATACAATGAAAAATGATGTTTCTTTGTGGTTGGGAAACTTTAGTGATTTTGATAAGGTCGAAAATTACACAAAAGTTATGTATAACGATGATGGTGATAGCATTCCATCTGTTTTTGAGAAAGAATTTAAACTGGGTTATTATGATAGGAGTTTAATTGAGAAGGATTGGATCCCAGAAGCTGAAGATGATATAAAAGAACTTCTGGTTGATTTCTCATATGATGATCAATTGATAAAACAATTTAAGGATGTCCAATTAGACTCTAAGTATAATACTATTATTTTAATTTATAATTATAATTATGAGAAAGACGGTTTGGCTGTTAATTCAGTAGATAAAGATGAGTACACACTACAGTTTATTGGTACAGCAGAATACGTAGATTGATCAATATAAAGCACTCAATGGCAATGGGTGCTTTTTGATGTTCTTTCTCTAGGGAGGAAAACTTATGATTGTTTACAATGGACCAGTTGAAGAACCAGTTGAAAACCCAGAAGAAGAATTTATTAAAAATATTTTCTTTGGAAAAGCAGCGGATTATTGGAAACAAGGAAGTGGAGATTCTTGTTTTGAGGTAGAAGGAGGAGATGAATGGCTTATTTTCTTTTATGATGAGCCATATGGATTCTTTATCATGAGGCATCCTGATTATTTAGTCCCTTTGAATAAGGATGTTGAAATAGAAACAATAGAGCATTTGGTTGGTGGAGAACCAATGAAGGTACCATCATGCAGTTATGTAAGTCGAGAAGAAGCATATAGAATTGTTCAACACTTTTTAAGTACAAAAACTATGCCTGATTTTGTTGAATGGGATGATTTATATGACATCGATTTTGAACATGATTTTTAAAACTAGAGTGTCCATCTTTATGGGCACTTTTTTATTTGCATTGCAGAGAAAAAGCCGACAAAAAGGGGGATAAAATGGGGACCTTTTTTCATGTGTGGATCATCATATGATAGAGACAAGCAAAACGAACGTGAATATTTTGTCCAGAAGGAAGAACCTGCGGACGCTGATCATTGAGCACTTTAAGTGCCTTGATTGGTGTCCGCTTTTTTTATTGGGAGACGCGTCTTTCCCTTATCAATGGCGTATCTGGATACGGAACAAAGGTGTTGAGGAATGTGGCCATACGAGAGGGACATTCTGAGCCTGGATAGCAGCTGGTCTGCGGCGGCCGTATCGAGGACAGTTTTTCATTTTATTTGATGATTGACTGTACTTGGCATCCTCTCGGAGTGTAGTCATCATTCAAAAATCTATTTAAGCGAATAGCGTAAGGTGGTGCTTATTCGGCAAGGAGAGTATGAACATGAAGATCAGGGATTCTGTTTCTAAAGAGACATTAAAGCAATTTAAAAGCATTGCTCCTGGTTCTAATAGAAAGAAGGAGAACGATGCTGATCCCATTACGAATAGGGATTGGGAAGAAATCATGGGAACGAGACGCGAAACATACCAACGACAAGGCGGCCGTATTCGGAGAAAACGATAACCTAATGGGAACAGTCGTCTTTTGGGTGTATGGCTGCAGGTGCTTTGGTGAGGGATAGGAGCGCTAAAATATAATAAGGGAGATGATGAGCATGGCATCAAAATTTGGTGTATCTGCTAATTCAAAAAAAGCGAATCATATTTTAGGAAAGGACAAGGTTGTGGTTGTTGCAATTCAAAATCACAATCATTACATTTGTGGGCCAAACCTTATTCCTCAACGTAAAGTTGATGGTAAATGGGTCACAATCAAAACGAATTCACCTAGCCCGCTTAACCCAAGCGAAAAACAGTACGATGAATTCGACATCAAGGATTCACTTGATAACAAGAAAGGCACTTATCGATTCAGAGTTGACGTAGAGCGCTACGACAAGAATGGCAACCATGTTGAAACTGTTGGTACGTTCTACACATCTGAATTTTACGTTAAATAAAATCATTTCACTGAATACCTGAAAAGTTTCCAACTCATCTCCGATATAAGTTTAGGAGGTGAGTTTTTTGAATAAAACTAACAGTAAAACGTCATTTGATGATGCTACAAACGCACAACTATATTTGCAACAGTTTGGGGAAAATATGCATATTGCTAAGTTTTCTGAACAAGAAAAATTTAAAAAGGAAATTAAGGATGATCATGATAGGAAACAAATTAAAATGCTTTTGGGTAGGATTGAGGATATGATACATAATACAAAAGCTTTAAGCTATACTACTGCAGCTTTTTATGTAATCCTAGCATTCGTTTTAGGTAATCAACTAAAATACAGTAATGATTATCTTCTAGTAGTAATAGAAGATATACGTATTCAAATTACTGTTGTTATTTTTGTTGCTGTTTTGGCTGTTGGGCTATGGGGGTACTTTACATATAAGGATAAAGTTGAACTAAATGAATTAAGCTGTTATAAACGCTTGTTACAAGAATGCTTGGATGAAATTCCAAATAGAAGTTTTAAATAAGTACTGAACACCTTAGGAGATAAGGTGTTTTTTTAATTGGAGGCGATATATTATGAATATCAAAACAATTCCCGTACTTAAAATTAACCCATCACTATATAACCCCCGAATTGATCTACAACGAGGAGATCCTGAGTACGATGCTCTTAAAAATTCCATGAAGAAATTTGGATACGTTGATCCGTTAGTTTGGAACGAAAGAACAGGCCATCTTGTTGGAGGCCATCAACGTTTCAAAGTATTGATGGAGGAAAATCTAAGTGATATTCTAGTATCCATTGTCTCAATTAATAAACCGCCAATCACAGATGGAGCAGGAATGAGTGTCCCTCCATTATGATGAAACGGATCTCGGAGCAGCAGGTTTATAAACAATGATTTTCATAAAAATCAAACTCTAGTGGAAATTTGACAATCGAAGTATTAAAGTAAAATTAAACAAACTAAATAAGGGTGGAATAATTATGGGGTCAGAAAATAATAGTAATACCAAAAAGGTTCTTAAATTAGCGGCAGATATACTTGTTGGTACTGTTCCAAAGTTCCCAGTGCTGACGGTTGACATGATTAAATATGTTGATGAACGGGCGGAGAAGTTAAGCAACAGCACAAATGATATAAAAGAGCTGGAAGAACTAGTAATGCGAAAAGAGCTTGCCAATAGAGTTTCAGAGGCAGAGGCTAAAGCTTTACAGGAACTTGCCATAGCGAATAGAATTGCTCAAGCTGAAGAGGTGGAAATTGAGGAATATTATGATACGCAAGGTAACGGAGCAGCAGGAGTTCAATATAACGAATCAGGTCTCAACTTAGGGGCTTCTGGTTCTGGTCGTAGAATTAGTAAAAGGGTATATCGGTTTAAAGGATTCCGATATATGGAACTTGATCAAGATGATCAGCAAACAGAAGAAAATATAGAGAAGCAACAAACAGAGGAATAACTAGAACAGACCGTCTTTATTAATAAGGCGGTTTTTGTTTTAAAAAGAGGGTGTTGACAACAACCTCCCTTCAAAGACAGAAGAACCTCCCTGAACAGGCTGAAGGTATAGATAAATCAAAAGAGAACTATCGAAAAATTGCACAGGCTTGCATCTCTCAATGGGTCAGAGACTTTAAAGCAGGAAATATCAAATTGTCTACTGTTGAAGATCTGAAGAAGCTCGTAGAATTGGACATAGAGCTTCAAAAAAAAAGAGAATGTTTAAATATCCTTATATGGATTATATTTCTATTGTATAATGAAGTTGTTAGTCTATAGAGAATTAAGATTGAGTTTATACAATAATAGATAAAGGAGAAATTAAAATGTCACTAAGGTTTACAAAAGAGCAACGTGCGATATTAATTAATCAATTTGAGATTTTAAAGAGACTTGATAATAATAATGAGAAAGATTATGACCATAATATAGAAGTACTATTTAATGGATATAGTACTTTTTATAAAAAAATATTTGGTGACATTGAAGATGAATTCCCTGAAGAAATCACTAGGAAAGTTTATGATGTTCTAGATATGTTCAGGGTACTATATTCTAGTTATGAACAGTTAACATCCGAAGAAAAAAAAGAAATTGATGAAAAAGATGTACTTTTTAAAGGATTTGATGGGAACGAGGAAACAAACCATTTTGTTTTTGCAAGTTTCATACTGAGAAAAACTGAATTATATTCGGATTTACAAGAACTTATTAAACAAAATAAAGTTGAAATCAACTCCCACAGGAATATTATTTACTACTATGATGAGTTATTAGCAAACTGGTCTAAAATTAGAAAAGAAACTAAAGGACGACTTTCTTTGGAACAAATCAAATATGTTTTAGATAAATAATAATTTAATGGACCTTACAGGGTCCTTTTTATTTTATTAAAAAACAAACTCAAACTTAATTCAGCAGCTCGGAGGTGGGTGATATGTAATGGCTAGACCGAGAAATCCTAAAAGAGATCAGGCATTCCAATTGTGGAAGGCAAGCAATGGAACCCGCTTACTGAAAGACATTGCTGAAGAATTAGAGTGTTCCCAAACGCTTATCCGCAAATGGAAGAACCAAGACTCATGGGATGAGAAATTGAATGGTAACGTTACTAAACCAAAAGGGAAATCCAATGGTAACGTTACTAAACGCCCTGGCGCTCCGAAAGGGAGTAAAAACGCCAGAGGTAATAAAGGAGGGAAAGCGCCACCTGGTAATCAAAATGCTAAAGGCAATAGGGGTGGCGCAGCTCCAAAAGGCAACAAGAATTCATTCAAGACCGGTGAATATGAAACGATCATGTTTGAGTACATGGATGAAAAAGAACAGAAGCTTTTTACTGAGATTGAGACTGATCCTTTGTATCAAATTGATCTATCAATACGATTATTGAGCGTTCGTGAAACTAGAATGATGCGCTTGATCACTAAATATGAGAATGGATTGACTGATAAGCAGCGGACAGTCTTGCAACAAATGAGGAAGATGAAAGACGTTGTACAAGCTCCAGATAAGAATGGCCTGATTAAACCTGTTCCGATAACTAATGAACGTCTAGCAGTGGTCCAGATTGAGGAGACAGACTCACCGCTGCTGGAGAAGATATTGAGCATAGAAGATGCTCTGACACGTGTGACCGCACAACGTGATAAAGCCATTAGGCAGAAAGTCGACATAATGAAAACTATGTCTGAATATGAATTGAGGCTTCGTGGCCTTGATCTTGCAAACCGTACGAGAGAAGCAGAGCTGGAGCGGATCACCGCTCGACCTGTCGATGATTCTGTTCAAATAACAATTAAGCGGAAGAATAAAGGTGATGGCTGATGGTTCAAATGATGGAGAAGGAAGTCAATCCACACTTTGAGGATTTTCTCTTTGACTGGGATCGGAAGTTTCAGTTCCTAGTGGGTGGTTACGGCTCCTCCAAAAGCTATCATATTGCCCTGAAGCTCATTCTGAAACTACTAGATGAAAAGAGAACAGCCCTTGTGATTCGTGAAGTCTATGACACACACAGGGATTCAACCTTTTCGCTGTTTGAAGAGATCGTGAATGATCTTGGACTCGATCATGTGATTCAGTGCCGGACATCACCGCTCATGCTTAAATTCCATAATGGAAGCCGGATCATTTTCAAAGGCTTGGACAAGCCAGCCAAGCTGAAGTCGATCAACAACATCTCGATCATATGGATTGAAGAATGTTCAGAAGTGAAGTACGAGGGATTCAAGGAGCTGCTTGGTCGTTTGCGTCATCCAACGCTGCAGCTGCACATGATCTTATCAACGAACCCTGTCGGCCAGGATAACTGGACATACCGTCACTTCTTTAAGGACGATCAAAACAACCGCTTCATCCTGGATGATGAAAAGTTATACAAAGAAAGAACGATCGTTATTAACGATACGTACTATCATCATTCTACAGCTGAAGACAATTTGTTTCTTCCGGTCAGCTATATCAAGCAGCTGGACGAACTAAAAGAATACGATCCAGACCTTTATCGCATAGCCCGAAAAGGTCATTTTGGCATAAACGGAGTTCGTGTTTTTCCTCAATTTGAGGTGCATCCACATGATGATGTCATGTTAGCCATCTCAAATATCAATCGGCCTTTACTTAGAGCGGGCATGGACTTTGGTTTCGTAGAGTCATATAACGCTTTGATTCGACTGGCTGTCGATCACGAGAAGAAGTATCTATATATCTATTGGGAGTATTACGATCGCGGCAAAACTGATGATGTAACTGTCGAGGACTTGAAAGAGTTCGTCGAAACTAAAGAGCTGATCAAGGCTGATAATGAGCAGAAGACAATCGCATATTTCCGCAAGATGGGATACAACATGGTGGCTGCTCGCAAGTTCCAGGGATCACGTTTGCAGTACACAAAGAAGATCAAGCGGTTCAAGAAAATCATATGTTCTGATTCATGTAAAAACACGATCTATGAGCTTCAGCCGCTCACATACAAGACAGACAAGAACGGTAACATCATAGAAGACGAGTTTAAGATTGATCCTCATACCTTATCGGCCATCTGGTATGCGCTTGATGACTATGAGGTCACTGATCTGAAAGAGAAACCAAAAGAGCGGACACGCCCGAACAGAGAAAGGAGGTCACGCTGATGAAAACGGTCAGAGCAACAGTGATGAAAGCAAATGTGTCTGAAACCACTAAGCAGATTTATGAGGATGGATTTAATTACGATGCTGATGATGTGATCGAGCCGCCATACAATATCAAAGAGCTCAAACAAATGGCCGAGTATTCTACCATTCTTCAGCAATGCATCGATGCTTATAAAACGAATATTCTAGGTTTCGGCTTAGGAATCGAGTATACTTTCGATTTCAACGCAGAGAACGCACCGAAAGAAAAGAAAGCTGCAGCTGAGAAAGAATGGACCCAACTTGAAGAGTTCGCCAGATATATGAATTATGATGAGTCAGCCGAAGTGGTCCTTGGTTATGTGATAGAAGACCGAGAGAAAACAGGTAATGGATTTGTCGAAGTGCTTCGAGAAGGTACAGGGAAGCCTGCAGGTATTGAATATCTTGATGCACAATATATTCGTGTTTGTAAGTTAAGCGATTCCGTTGAGATCGACTTTAAATATACAGATCATGGTGAAGTTAAGACCATGAAAAGAATGAAGCGGTTCAGAAAGTATGTTCAGAAAATCAACACAAAAAAAGTTTTCTTCAAGGAGTACGGCGATCCAAGGACAATGAACGCTGCTACGGGAGAATATAGCGAAAAAACTCCCCCTGAACTTGTAGCAAGCGAAGTCATTCACTTCAAGATCGGCAGCGGTACATATGGTGTTCCTCGTTGGATTGGTAACATCGTCAATATGTATGGAGCACGCAAAGCTGAAGAGCTGAACTATCTGTACTTTAAACAAGGGCGGCATGTGCCGGCAGCCATCACAGTGGAAAACGGATTGCTTTCTGAATCGTCATATGAACAACTACAGGAATACATGAACGGCATCGAGGGCTCAGACAATGCACATAAATTTTTGTTACTCGAAGTGGAAGGGATTCCGAAAAAGGATGAGACATCAAACGATGAAGAGCCGGCGAATGTAAAGGTGGATATAAAATCACTGGCCGAAATTCTCCAGGAGGATGCGCTGTTCCTTGAATATGATGAGAAGACGAGAAACAAGATACGTTCTTCTTTTCGTCTGCCGCCGATCTACACAGGCGAATCACAGGATTATAACAAGGCCACAGCTGACACCGCACGAAAGACTACAGAGGAACAGGTATTTCAGCCGGAAAGAATGATCATCACTGGCAAGCTTAATACACTATTTCTTCCTGATCTTGATCTCTGGCATGTGCGGCTCATTTTAAATGGTCCTGACTTTCGTGATCCGCTCGAAATCGCAAAGGTTCTTACACCGTTTATTCAAGCAGGAGCGGTTTCACCGAATGACCTTCGTGATCTGGCTGGCCGTATTCTAGGAAAAACTTTAGAAGAATGGCCAGAGGAAGAATACCACCGACCAATTGAAGCGAAGCCCAAGGCATCAACTAGCTTGCTTGATACGGTTCTTCAAAAATCTGCGGGTTCCCAGGAAGATCTGATCCATCTCTTAAAAGATGTCAGGGATGAACTAGAGGAGATCGGCAAATGAGCAAGATCGATCAGCTGATAAAAAACATCAATACCTTTGTACAAAAAGCGGAGGAAGATGAGGTCAAAGAACTTGAAGCAGCTGTAGCAGATTTCCCTGAGCTGAAGGATGTTCCCTCTTTGGTGGAAGAGTACGAGAAAACTATCGCTAGATTGTTCAGATTGCAACGCAGGACGTTTTTGAATGAACTGAATGGTTTTATATCCAAGGACGATTCGGAGACGTTAGAATCAATTCTAGCGTTCTTTCAAAATGACTTGTTTGCAGCTGATGAATTTGCGGAGCTGTTCGGAAAAGAAACGGCCATATTCTTGACTTTGACTGTCACGCAGCTGGCTGAGAAGATCATGCATTCCATCGATGCAGATATTCCTTTCAAGGTCTTATCTGAAAGAACCACAGAGTGGATTGAATCATGGTCGCAGGAGTTGGCGCAGCTGATGCAGCTGAATACTCATACAGCCATTGAGCAAACCTTGAAAGAGGGTATAAAAGAAGGCCGCTCTATCCAGGAGATTGAACTGCAGTTGAAGGATCTTCCTGAATTCAGCCGGAAGCGTGCACGTGTGACAGCTGTAACTGAAGTGTTAACTGCATCATCTGTCGCTCAACATGAATCGTATGTACAATCCCCGGCTGTAACGGGGAAGAAGTGGAAGCACAGTGGCGGAAAAAAGAATCAATCAAGGGATAGTCATGTGCAACTAGACGGGATGATTATTCCTCTCGATGAAGAATTCGAGATACCAGGCAGCGGAGAGCGGTGCATGTTTCCGAGAGATACACAGCTTACGCCAAAAGAGCGAGTAAATTGTCATTGTGCGGTTGGTCCTGTGGTTGATCCTGTTATTCTAGGATTGTCAGCTGAGGAAAAAGAAAAAATTAGAAGTCAGCCCTTGTAAAAACTTTTTTTCAAGAAAATTCTAGTATATAAATAATTCCTCAATGCAAATTAAGGTTGTATTCAACTTTAAGGAGGATTATTTATGAACAAACTTGAAATTTCTCTGTCTCAAACAACTCTTGATTCATTTATAAAAAGGAATCTAGAGAATTTCAAACAAGAGACTACTTTAAGTGAAGTTATTATTGAACGGTCAGGGGTTAAAGTAATTGGAAATGTGCATATCGAAAAAATAAAAATAAACAATCTTAGTCTAAACGAGCCAAACCTTATTGATTTGAATAATGTTGAGGTTCAA